AGAAAGGTAGTATACATGAAAAGACTGGATATTACTGGTCAATGCTATCGGAAGTTGATGGGATTGGAAGTAAACAAAGAAAAAAACAGGGCTTTGAGTAATGTGGAATTGGATACTTTGAAAGGCTCTATTGAGGAAATTATTGATTTACTAAATGAATTTAGAGATGAGCTATACAACTAAAGAAAAGGACGGACGCATTATAATATCTGGGAAGTATATTCCGAAAGATTATAGCTGTAATTGCAAAGAATGCAGTTATACAATTGAAGTCTTGAAAGATGCAAGTCAAAAAGATATTGAAGGAATAGTTAAATTTATAGAAGGGAAATGAACGAACTAGTAACTAAACAAGCGATTAATTCTTTGATGTTTCGGGCAATGTCCGAGATAATGCTATTGCAATACGATAACACCACGATGTTAAAGGAATATGATTCAAGTTTACATTTAAAGCTAAAGAATCTTAAGGCCAACTTTGAAAGGGAAAGTAAAAAGTCATTTACTATGTTTTCCGAGAATGAGCAAAAAGTATTCTTTCAGTTGATAGATATATTTGAAAAGATTATTGACCATTCAAAAAATGAAATAAATTTTAGCGGATTGATTTCTTTGATAATTGAATGGGAGGAAAGTTTAACACTTAAACAATAACAAAATGCAAAGAACAGATATAATTAACACATTGATTCGAGATAGGGGTTATACTTCCTATCTTGAAATCGGACTTGGTACAGGTGAGAATTTTAAATCTATCGAATGCAAGTTAAAGGATGGAGTTGATCCTTTTGCATTACTTGGATCAAAACCAAATAATTTGATTGAAATTGAAAAAAATGGTTTTCTTTATATTGAAAGTTCTGATGATTTTTTTATTAAAAATAATTTTCATTACGACCTAATATTCATTGATGGACTACACCACTCGGACCAAGTAGAACGAGATATTTTAAACTCCTGGAATTGCCTTAAAAAAGGAGGTATCATTTTAATCCATAATATTAGACCTTTTAACGAACTTACCCAAAGAGTACCGAGAGAATCAGAGGCTTGGATGGGAGATGTTTGGCGGGCATGGTATGGCTTGAAAACTACCTATCCAAAGTTGAATACCTACTTCTTAGAAGAGCGGGCAGGAATCGGAGCTATTGAAAAGTCAAGGCATAAAATAGATTTTGGATTTGTGGATTTGATGACTAGTTATGAGTATTATGATCGGGTTAAGGGTTGGGAATAATGAATAGAACCATATTCACAGTCTTAATAAACAACTACGACAATCTACAAGATGCACCGAGATTTGAAGGATGGGACACGGTTTTGTTTACCGATTCAATTCCTAAAAAATGCAAAGGATGGAAAGTTAGATTGATTAAGCCTGAATTAAGCCCAGAGAAGGAATCTAGGAGGTATAAGTTTCTAAGCCATATCTATTTATCAGAATATGATTTAGTATGCTATATGGATGCTAATATGATCTTAAAAAAAGAACCTCCTAATGTTCCGACTTGGTTTACCCATCCAACTAGAAGAACGGTAACTCAAGAGGCTAATAGAATATTGCAGTTAAAAAAGGAATCTGAATCTGAAATTAGAAGGCAATTAGAATACTACCAATCTAAAAATTTTAATGATCGGTTTGGATTATACCAAAATGGTTTTTTTGTTCGGGATCATTCAGAAGATTCTAATAAGCTAATGGAACAAACCTTTGAAACTGTAAAGCAATTAAGTTTCAGAGATCAATTAGCTTTACCTTATGCAATTTTCAAAACAGGGATAAAACCAAAAGGATTAATTAATGGAGCGATTGCAGGGAGGTATTTTAAACTAAATCCTCACAATCAAATAACAAAAAAAGAAAAGGTAAACGTCCATCATATAACTCCCGCTAGATCAGATAAGAATTTAGGAAAAGCGATTAACGATATAATTGAAAAACTACTGGATAATGACTGGATATGCTTAAGAGATATTGACACGTTCCCTCCATACCATGAGCGATTTATTCAGCAAGTCGAAGAAATAGCAAATGATCCGAAAGGATTTGATTTAATCGGTTGCATGACTAATAGGCTTGGATTGGTTTATCAGTTAGTTCCGAATATGTTTTATGAATTGGATATAAAAAAACACCGAGATAAGGCAAAGGAATTAGCGGAAACGAATGATATTAAGCCATTGATGCAAGGGCAAACAATCGGAGGTTTATTCATGCTATTTTCCAAAAATACTTGGATCCATGCGGGTAAATTTCCAGAGGGAGGGATAAGAATTAAAGGTTCGTTTATTGATTATCATTTTTCCAAGGCGGTAAAAGGTAAAAAAGGAATCGCAACAGGAATCTATTTATTCCATAATTATAGGATTGATTCAAAAGATACAAGTAAAAATATAAATCATTTGTTATGAAAACCATAAACAGTCTATCGGGAGGTAAAACTAGTTCATATTTAGCAATGAACTATCGAGCTGATTATAATATTTTTAGTTTGGTGTGTATTGATGATAAAAATTGTAGACCATCAGACAAAAAAATGATACAGGCTGTAAACGACAAATTTGAAAAGTATGGATACTTACAAAAGTATGGCGAGTTTATAGCAACAGCAGAAGATGATAAAATACTAAAGGTAATGTTTGACCTTGAACAAATGTTAGGTAGTGAATTGGTTTGGGTTAGGCACCACTCTTTAGATAAGTGGATAGATAAAAAGGGAATGCTTATGAATATGAACATGAGATATTGCACAACAGAAACTAAGATAATACCTATTTGTGAATGGGTGGTAAATGAGTTGATGTTAAAAGAAGATATGCAACCTGTTTTTATGAATCAAGGAATTAGATATGATGAGCATGAAAGAGCAAAAAAAGGAAAAGATAGGGAATACAGGAATAAAATAATAACTGGAAAAAGTAAGAAAGGAAATCAAAATAAATGGACTAAATATTTTTGGGCAGTTGGGAACTATCCTTTAGTAAACGACAGAATTTCTCACTACTCAATACAAAAATATTGGGGAGATAAGAGTATAATATTTCCAGAAGATTCTAATTGCGTTGGGTGCTTTTGGAAAGATGTACAGCAATTAAGAAAAAATTGGGATATACAACCTAATAAAATGCAATGGTTTTCTGACCAAGAAAAAAGAAAAAACCATTTTTTTAAGCCGAATATTGATTATGACCAAATAAAAAACATTGGAATACAACAGGATTTCTTTTTTGGTACTGGTAGTGGTTGTCAAGCTGGATTTTGTACTGATTAAATCACTTTTTGTTTTTATTTTTTAATAACCGTATATTTGCTTAAACGGTTAAACACATGAGATTAAAAGGCATTAATGAAGGTTTTCAGGATACTAACTTAAAACAAGGTATTGTTTCGGGTTACTTTGCCATTTTTGGGAATAAGGACCTTGATGGAGATGTGATTGAAAAAGGAGCATTTACCAAAACAATCCAAGAGCGAGGACCAAAAGGAAAAGGACTGATTAAATACCTGTTAGATCATGACCGTTATAAAGCAGTTGCAAGAATTGACAATTTAGAAGAAGATTCAAAAGGCTTAAGATATGAAGCTACAATAGGTACTCACGCATTAGGTCAGGACTTTATCAAAATGGTTGAATCTGGATTGATTAACCAACATTCATTCGGATTTGTAACCATGAAGGAATTCTACGACAATCAATCTAAATCGAATAGAATTAAAGAGGTAATGATGCACGAAGGTTCGGCCATTCAATTTTTGGGGGCTAATCCTGAAACTACATTCATTGACCTTAAATCCGATTCAGACGCATTTGAATATTTCGACAGATTGGAGAAATTCCTTAGAACCTCAGACGCAACTGATGAAACATTGCAAAAAATAGAATTACGATTAAAATCACTTTCAGAATTATTGAAGCCGACTGAAGTCACTTTGAATAAAGAGAGAGCCGATGAAATTATAAATATTTTATCAAAACTATCTTAAAAAATCAAAATGGATCAGAAAGATTTATTGGCAGCTATTGAGAGTTCAGTAGGTGTCGCAAAAGAAAAATGGGCAAAAGAAGTAGAAAATAAAACTTCTAACTTTGAGTCAAGATTAGAAAAAGCGATTGAGAAATTGCAGGAAGAGTCAAAAGATTTTGACACTAAGAACGCTGGCAAATTCGATGACTTCAAAAAGTCAATGGAAAAGGATTTCGATTCTTTATCAGCTACTTTGGTAGACAAGTCAAGTGAGAACGCTAAGGCAGTTTCTTTCAAAGATGCGGTGACTAAAGGTATCTCCGAGAATGGAGATAAAATGAAGGAAGCATACGCAAGAGGCCAGAGATTCGAATTAAATCTTAAGGACATGGGCTTTGAAGATTTTACAAGCTACGATACATTCACTCAGGATATTCGTAACCAAGTAGTTCCTCAAATGGAAGAGGCGTTCCATGTTAGACAAATCCTATCTTCTGGATCAACTACTGGAAATACGCTTTACTATCCAAAGGCACTTGGTAAAACAGGTTCAGGTCCTGGAACTTGGGACTATGACAAATCAGTAGTTGCAAGTACAGTAGCTAAGCCATCTTTCGAAATGACTTTCGAGTCAATGTCCGCTCCAGTTAAATGGATTGCAGGAATCTTGAGATTACCTATCGAGATGCTTGAGGATTTGACTTGGTTGAGTTCTTATTTAGCAACTTATGCACCGATTGAATTGTTCAAGGCGGAAGATGCGCAAATCTTGAACGGTAACGGATTGACTACTAATTTGTCAGGAATTATCCCAACCGCTTCGGCTTATAACGGAAGTTATACCGTTGGAGTTGAAAGAATTATTGATGCTGCTTATGGCCAGTTAGGTCAGTCAGATTTCGATATGCCTACAAACGTACTCTTGAATCCAAGAGATATAGTTGCAATCATGTTGAATAAGGCAAGCACTTCAGGAGAGTACAACCTTCCAGAGGGAGCTGTTGGAATTGTTGGAGGTAGACTTCAGATTGGAGGATTGACAGTTAATAAAACTAACAAGATTGATGCAGGTGATTTCTTGGTAGGTGACTTCGTTAGAGGAGCTGCATTGGTAACGAGATCAGCACCTCAATTGAGATTCTTTGATCAGGATGTTGATAATGTTCAGAAAAACATGGTAACAATCCGAATTGAAGAGAGAGTAGCACTTCCAAAGTTCTACGAAGATGCGTTCATTTATGGAGCATTAACAGGTTCTTAATCGAAAGATTGGATAAATTGAAAGCCTTGGAGAAATTCAAGGCTTTTTTTGTATCTTTGATACATGGCAGATTATGAAAAGAA